GGAAGTTACCGACACGTTCTGGAACTGACCACCAGTGATAACAGCAGGCGAAACAGTCACAGAAGCAGTGCCACCGGACGAGATCGAAGTTGTGCTGGTAACAACAAAGTTACGCAGCTTGTTCGAGCCATAAGGCTGGCGGTTCTGCGGGTTGACTGCGTACACGCCTGCGATCTGGATAACATCGCCCTGATTCAGGGTAGCCGATGCGCCAGTTGCGCCAATAGTGATAGTCGAAGTCGAAGCCCAACCAGTTGCGAGGAAGCCGGTAGCAGTGGTCACGTTGCACGACAGGGTAGCCGATGCGTAGGAACCAAAAGTCTGCGACACAACGTTCTGATCCATCTTCCAGTTCATACCGCCAGAATCACGACCCATTAGGCCTTTGCGATACTGTTCTGCAACTGCTTCTTGCGGAACAAACAGACCCTTCAGGCTGTCAACAATAGTTGCCGAAGTGAAAGGCTCAACGATGCAAGAACGGCGACCATCACGCGGAGCGCCTTCCGAGTCCAGATACGCACCTGCGGTCAGGTAAGTAATCAGGCCAGTAGGAGGAGTGCCAGCAGTGCCAACAATGTTAGCGGTGTTGTTCTTAGCCATCAAAAGGCCATCGCGGTCAATCTTGTTGGCGATAGCTGCAACAGCAGGCTTCAGAACGCGGTCAGAGAACATATCCAGCGACAGAGCCAGATCCTGAGTCGTGAACTGGGTATCAACGTGGAACTGAGTAGACAGAGTGACAGGAACCGAAGTCTCGTTAAAATCCTCAACATTCAGTGCCGGGCCAGTAGTACCGATAAAACGACCCGGACGACGGACGTTTACGGTATTACCAATTTTGCCACCAACAACGGCGAATTGGTCATCATAGTTACGGTCAACTTCCGAAGTGAAAGTCAGTTCGTTTTCCAAGACCATCAACGCCTCGTTGGTGATCTTGCTAATGGTAAGCAGAGTATTGCTCATTTCATAGCTCCTAAAAAAATTAAATTAGCTACCGAATTTTCCCTGCTTTACGCAACTCTCGCCACTGTTGATAGCTACCTGAAAACTCGCCTCGCTCATTCACAGGTACATCTAAAGCGCCAGAACTTGCCTTTATGGGACTAATCGGCGGCGGTGCTTTTGATTTCCTAACAGTAACGGGCTTTTCCTCGGGTGAATCGCTATAACGCGCTTCAAGCTTCCCCAACTCTTTAAGAGCCATTGGCAACGGCATAGACGCAACCTTTTTAGCGTACTCGTCGTTCTCAGCCAAGTGATACAAAATCTTTGGCCCAACGTCGCTATCTATAATTGCATCTCGTAAAACGTCGTGTATCACCACATCCGAAGAACCGACCATATCATCATAGTCGGCAAATTCTTCTTTTGCTTTGTTTACACGTTCAGCCCAAGTCGTGAGCTTTTTGCTCTGTTCTTCGGCCTGTTTTACCGCCTGTTCCCGCGCACGTTCTTCGTTAATGATTCTGCGAGCTTCGTACTGAGCAAGAGCCTCCGCATATTGGAAAGCATCTTCAAAATTCTCAGGCCTTGGCTTGCCTTCATCACTCTGAACTTGCGCCGGGGCTTGCTGTTGCTCTAAAGCTCTCAAGCGCGCTTCCAAGCTTTCCCTAGCCTCACGTTCCCGCTGCGCTTCTTGTCGTGCAGCATCACGCGCCTTGGATAGCTCAGAAAACCGCTTTTCAAGCTTTGGATTAGCCTTCTTCGGTTTGTCCGTTACTTCCGCTTCACTCTCTGCTGGCGCTTCCTGCTCAGGTTCACTCTGCGCTTCTTGCTCTACAACCGGCTCCGCTTCTGCGGCCTCAGTTGGAGCCTCTACAGCTAAACCAAGCTTGTTTGCAGCGAATTCAGCTAAATTCTCACTCGTTACTACGTTTGCCGCTTCTCTTACTTCAGACATGGAATAACTCCAAGAATTTACCCAGTGAAAACCCCACTGGTAGGGTTAATTAATATTAATACCACATTGTCTATTGTGCAAGCGGATTTCCTTGGTGTTCAATGTCCATAACCGCTGTTTGCATAGCCGCCATCTGTTCAGCGTCACGCCTTGCAATTTCGGCATTAAGTCGCTGAGTATCCATGTTATGCAATAGCAAATCGACAATAGCCTCGATTTCCATTTTGTTCTGGCTAGTAACGGCACGAGTATTTTGGTCATGCACTCGAACCTCAGCCATAGTTTCCACGTTGAAAGCTTTGCCGGTCTGACGCATAAGCTCGCGCTTGTTCTCAGCATCTTGCTTAACTGCCTCAATGTCAGAGCGATACTTCATGGCAAGTTGCATCTGCTGCATTTCCTGCTGCATTTGTTGCACTTGCTGCTGTGCCTGTTTCAGAGCCATCTGAACCTGCGGCGGCACGTCTGACTTATTGTCAATCTGAGCCAGAGGATTCATGGTTGCCAAACGATCGGCAATTACGTCTGCGCCGGGGAAGTCCATATTACGGAACACCAAGTCACCAGCCACATTAAACAGCTCTGAACTGCTTTGTAGCATTGGCAACATGGCATCAACAGCGGCTTGGCGCTTGGAGTTGTAACCGGGGCCAGTTTCCATAACAACATCGTATTGCCCAATCGTTACATCATTAACTACGCGCTCGGAAGCATCGCGCTGATTAATCGTAATGGTTTCTGGCTTACCATCGTCGCCAATAATCCGCATGACGCGCTGCGTGTCATAAATGTACGGAATCAGGTCAAGAATGATCTTGCCAACATGACACAACGACCGCGTAAAGTTGTCGTAGTAATCATAATTGGTCATGTCAATTTGCTGCTGCTGACCGTTCAAAGCCTTGCCACTTATGTTGCCTGTAGGTAGTTGATTAGGGTCAAAGATGCCCATGACTGCCTGCAAGTCTTGGCTAAATCCTTGTGCAGCAGTAATAACGCCAGCAGGGGGCGGCTCGGGCTGTAGGCGCTGAGGCGCAGGAGCTGGACGACCTTCAATGTCAGTTTGCTTGTAACGCAGGTAAGGCGTTGACTTGATATTGGCTTGTGCCCAATCACTTTCGTGCCCTTCGTCTTGGCCTTCAGCCATAAGCCATTTTGCTTTTGGAGCAAGGGCAACGGATTCGGTCAGAGCTGTCTGCCAGAAGTTATAAAGACGTTGCGGATCTTTGGCAAAACGAACCATGCCAAAACGCTTACGCTTGTCACCAATAACTATTTGGCGGCCATAGACAGGAACAATAGGAATGTATTTGCCGGGCAAGTCGCGTTCTTCCAAAACCTGAACGCCAGTAAGCTTCTTCCACTTAACAGCGCGTTTGAATGAGTCGCGCTTGCTAATAATGGTAATTCCAGCAGCCGCTAATGCTTTATCAGAAGGCATCTCATCTTCAAAGACATGAGAACCATCTGATAGCAGGTAAAGTTTAGTCTTTTTGCGGGTGACATAGAAGTATTCAGCAAGGCGAATATCTTCTTTCATTATCCATTCGTTCTGGCTATCACCAGTGCCGCGCACAGTCCAATTAGTCTCGTCAGCGTTTGGATACTGCGCCCTAAACGAATCCTTAGACATTACCGTCGTAATCATTACCTTTTCGGCATCTGACCCATCTGGCAAAACCGAATTAGGGTCAAAGTAAACAGTAAACGGATTGTCTATAGGCTGAATATAGATTTCTTGGTCAAACGAATCGTCCGACACATAGTCGGTTGTGATTCGCATGTAACCCCAACCCATCTTGATTGCATACTCAAAAGCGTTGTCATACGCATGATCCGCATTAGAGTTGATTTCAATATGGCGAATGATGCCTTGGATAACTTCAGCCTCTGCTGCGTCTTGCTGAGTGTTGATGCCATGAACCTTGATACGAGGCCTTTGCTGACGCTGTTGATTGGCAACTTGGCGGCAATAAGTATCAACTTTGTTAATGGTCAGAACCGGGCGACTTTCTAAATTACGACTGTTCTGTAGCTCAACAGGCCATTGCTCGCCATTAACAAATTTTAAATCTTCCAAAGCTTCCTGACGGTTCATGGTGTCTGCATCGTTGGCAAACCTCAAGAACTGCTTTGCTTCTTCAATTATGGGATCGTAATCGCCTTGTTGATTGTTTGCCATTTAAGCCATCCATGACTGTGCAGGAACGTAAGCCGGTTTTGGCCTGACTTTCCTTGGTTCGTTCACCATTAACCCAATGTACCTAAAAGCGTCTGCCCCATGAGAATAAACATCATGCAAAGGCGATTTGCTGAATTGCTTTGTATCTGGGTCTACATCGTACCGATAATGCCGCAAACATTGTAAGCCATCGGCACAATTTTCCCTATCAAAATAGCATTTCGGGAATATTGTTCTAGCGGCATTTATGCTGTCTGCAACCGGCACTTTAGGAATAATCTTTGTCTTGAAACCCATACTGCGAACTATTTCCTCAATGCTTCTACCATTAGCGGCAAGCGTCTTATTCTCGGCATCATGCGGAAGCCACAAAGTTTCGTATACATAACCAAATGTTTGCATCTTGGCAAGATATTCAGTCATTGTCTTTTGGCTGTCTTGCATATATCGAATCAGCCTGATTTCCATGCCAATAAATTGCAGGAACCAGATAGCGGTGTGATCTGACCAACCCAAGTCAAAGATAGCGTGAACTGGTTTTGCGGGGTCGTAGGGAACGCGAGTAATCCTGTTCTCAAGTTCTGCATTCTGCATTTCCCGTCCGAAGATAGCTCCGTCAACGGTAATCCTGCAAAGACCCTCCCAGACGTTTTGATAGGAATTAAAGTCTCGTTGCTTGAGCGAATCTTTTTCTTCCCTAAGCGTTTCAGGAAACCAAGGGTTGTCAGACCAATTAATCTTGGTAACAACAGCGTTTTCGGGAGGATTGGCTACAAACCTCTGGAAAGTCTCGTCTGATTCTAGTTCAGGGTTGAAAGATACCCAAATCTCAGAGTCTTGCTTACGGATGGTAGGAACCAAGGTATTCCAGCTAGTGCGGCTAACTGTCTGGGCTTCCTCTACCCAACAAATATCTACGCCCTCGTAAGATTTGACGTTGGCAACATTGTTCTTTAAGCCAACAAAGTTAATCTCTGTGCCGTTTCTGCCTCGGATCTGGGCTTGCGTAATCTCGTAAAAGGTTTCTAGCCCAAGAGCTATGATTTGGTCACACAGAAGCTTGTGAACCGAATCTTTCATGGAAATCTGGAACTCTCGCGCACAGAGTACGCGAATCGGAGCTTTAGCGCCCTTGATAAGCAAAGCTCGGGCAATACCCCAAGACTTAGCGCCACCACGACCACCGTACAAAACCCGGTAACGTATCTTTTCAGGAAAGAATAAGCAGGAAAGTTTCTCAGGAAACTCTGCCTTGGTAATAGCCTGCTGAACTACTTCATTCATTTGGCTTGATGAAAGTTACCTGAATGCCAGCCAGCAATGACTCGCCATCTGCGCCTGTAAGCTCAGTCTGCTGTGTAGGCTTGCCATCGAAACGGTCGATAAGTTCCTTGACTGCCCAAGGCTCGCCAAGCTCTGCGGCGTTAAACAAGGTTTCAGCCACATTCCTTAGCCTTTCAGGGTTTTGCACAGCTATTTTGCGGAGCTGGTCATAAAACATCTTGCCCTTAGCTGCATTAGTATTGCCCAAAGGTGCGCCAGACATTGTAATAATCCTTAACTATTTGATTACAAAACAACAATTACTTGGATTTCTTTTTAACCGCTTCACGCTTGGTTGAATACGCAATAGCGACAGCCTGCTTTACTGGCTTGCCTGCTTTTACTTCAGCCTTGATGTTTTCTTTGAAAGCTTTTTCAGACGTTGATTTCTTCAGCGGCATGATTACTTTCCTTTAGCAGTTTTAGCGGCTTGCTTAAATGCTTTGTCTGTAGGAGCACCCTTGCTTCCCGGTGTTCTCATCTTTTCTACCGGTTTGCCTTGCTCTTTTTGGCGCTCAATACGCTCACGTTTAGCGTGAACGTTGGCATAAAGACCATTTTTCATTAGCAGTTCCAGTTCTTCAGGGAAGCTTTAGCCCTTTCTGCCGGGCCTTTTGCATTTTTAACTACACCTTCCATTCTTGCACAGAAGGATTTTTTCCTACCTTCGTCTGCTTTCGTCTTAGGATGAGGCGCAGGCGGTTTCAGGTTTGCGTCATTCTTACGGTTGTATTCGGCTCTGCCTTTAGCTGTCATGCCAGCGCCTTTGTCGGTAGGATTGTAGGTTTTGTCCTTGCCGGTAGTCTTGTGACGTATTGGCTTGTCATGAGGCATGGCTTTTCTCCAAAAGTAAGAAATGCCGGTCTTTCCCGGCTGTCATGTTACTTAGGATGCAGCAATATTGCCTGCGGTATCTACGCGCTTCCAGTTAGTACCGTCTGAGAAAGCCATAATCGGGCTACCAGCCGCACCATTGGAAACATAGATAAGCTGGCCTGCCGGGCTTGCAGAGGGCACTGTAGCCACCGTATAAGCCGTAAATGCCGCCAGATCCAGCGCCGGATCAGCGTAAGCTACGCCGACTGCTTTTGTATTGCTCATTTTTTAATCCTCCACGAAGCAAATGTCTGCTTCTTGAATAAATTGAAGTTTCTCGCCGTTAACCTCAAACGTAGGCCAATCTAGATAAGTGCCGTTGCCGTAGCGTATTTTCTGACCGGGCTTGACAGTAAGCGGCTTTCTTACACCCTTGCTGTCAAACTTGCCCGGCCCTATCGCCACAATTTCACCCTTATTAAACTTCTCGTCATTCTTAACAATAAGAACTTCTGAAAGCTTAACGACCTCCGGGCGAACTGCCACCCTATCTAGATTTGGTCTAATCATTTGTAGGAATCGCGGCTGTGCGTGTAGCAAACGCCTTCGGTGCGTCCGGTGTTAAAAAGCTTGTCTTTGCCGGTCGCGTCCTCTTTGCCCATAGCGACCCCGCCGACGATCTTGCCCATACGTTCGCCACTTTTGTCACTACTGGTTGCGCCAGCCGGTGCCTTACCACCGCTACGCAGCGGAATACCCTTGCTGCTGTCCATCTTGCCCATGATTTTTTCCTTTGCAAAGAAAAGTAAATAAGATATTAACCCAACTTAACGAAATGTCAAGCAGGCACAGTCATTTTATGATATATCGACCACCCTGCAAACATACCTGCCAGAGCTGTTCTTGCCCCAACCATGCACCTCTACGCGGATGCCTGCATCACGCACTTTGCCGATAGTCTCTGATTCCTGAATCTTTTTTATCCTTGCGGAAACATTGGTTGCGCTGGTAACTTGCACTGCCAAAACTTCGCCTTTCTTGATGGCAAGAATGTCGCACCAACCCCATAAATCTTGTCTGATCTTGGCAAAAGAATTCCAACGCTCAACTACGACGGGCAAGTAATCTTGCTCTGTAAGGGCTTTAAGACTGCGTTGGGTAGGAGTCATTTAGAAGTTCTGTTGTCCAAGCTAAAAGTTCTTCTTCTGTTGTCTTGTAATGTCGTTCGAAGGCCTTACGACCCATCCCATGAATACCACCATTACCCCGATGGTGATAAGGACAAAGCCCAATAACAGGCGCATTATCTCTACGGCCAGCACGACGAATATGATGAATTTCTGGAGGCGTTCCTTCATAACCTAACCTTTTGCAGAGAATGCAGCCTAAATCAGCTACTTTGCCGTAATGCTTCTTCTGATTTGCCAATTCTTTTTTCCGCGCAACTTGAACAAATCCAACGTCTGTTTTTGCCGTTTAGAACTATCTTCCAAAAACCGCCGCGTGATTTTTTGTTTTGATTGCAGTTGGTACAAAACCTAATGCCTGCCACATTTTCCGCAGCAGGCTCGTAATGCTGTTTGTTCATTATTCATTCCGACAATTTCTGTCTTATTACTTTAACAGGAATATCAGTCTTTTCGTGAACTCTAAGAATAAAAGAATCGCTTACCGTATGCCCATGTCTGATCTTGCTAATCACAGGAGCATTTAATTCTAAAAACTCGCTTAATTGCTTATCGTTTTTAATCTTCATTTCAGCAAGAAGCCAATCTAAAAGCGTATGGTTTACAGATATTGTTCTCATAATGCCCCTTTCCTCCTGTTAGCAGATAGTGTTTGCCAAATTTCAGATACCCTTATTTCATGCTGACGCTCATTGTTTAACAAATGAAACTCTTTATAATTTTTAACCCATTCATCTACTGCTTTTGCGTATTCATCACTTGCTTCCGCTTTTGCTTCTCTTTCAGCCACTGTTCCAGTAGACAATAAAAATATCTTTGCTTTTACTTGCTTTAAAGCCATTTCACTACGTTTTAACTCACCGCCTAACTCTGCGTGTTGCTGATCTGTTTGGCTTAAAACAATTAAAGCTTGCTCTACCCTTGATTCATCTAATTTATCTAAGCTCACGACTGCCCCCTTGCGCGGATAGTCAAGGAAAGCCATTTGCACTGGAATATTGAAGCTCCTAAACCAATCCTGCTTAATTCGCTAAAGTCATTTTCGCGGATTAGTTCTTCCCTTGCTTGCTCAAGAGCGGCTGTTTGATCATCACAAACCTTCGCGCATTCTTCGCGCTCTGCTGCTGCGACTAGGGCGGCAAAGCGCTCAATTTCATCTGTACATTCATATTCACCAACATAAATTTCTGCTGGATAGCACTCAAAACCAGCCTCTTTCGCCATGCGGATAATGTCATCTTTAGTCATCGCCAATCTCCTTGTGAACCTCTATTGCCTTTACTCCATTGTTCTCTAGAATCTTGCTCTAATTTTTTATAAGCTATTTCACCACGCTCTTTTTTTACTTTTTCTAAATAATCAACCATCTCTTGCCGGTGCTTTACACGTACTTTTAAAACATATCTGACTTCGCACCTATGTCTTTCTTGCTCTAATTCATTCATGCAAGCTGTCTAATCTTTTCCGCAATACGCTTGCGTAATTCTGACCAACCTTCGCCAGCAAGCGGAGTAACTCCTACCTCTGCTGCCTTTCTCATGGTTAGTTGCTCATCCGAATACCAAGGCAAAGACGGAGGCGCTTTTTCTTTTATCTCTATCTCGTCCTCCCATCTGGCTTGGTTTAGCCAAGTAGACGCATGCGGAATAAATTCCTGATCTGTCTCTTTTGCTTTCCAGTATTTAATGTGATTTGGCAAAGCCTCTAGCGCAGCCTCTTGCTCATGCGCTGGCAACCTTAAGAATGCTTTCTCGCTGTCGCGCTTTTTTATTTTTCTTGGGTAAAGTTTCCAAAATTCATCAAATGCTGTTGGCATTCCTATCTCCATAGATTGATCGGTATAGACGGTCTATATCGGCCTTAGAAGCCTTTTTTTGGGATTTGTAGATACTTGGTGTCTCTTTGTCTTTGCAGCACTTACAGCGCCATCCACGCATACTGCCAGGCACTTTGTAGCCACCTTCTTCCTCTTGATACTTTTGGCAGGTAGTGCAGAACCGCATCACTGTTCCTTTACAAAAATTCCTTCAGAATTCATGTAGCCCTTACGGTCTTTAATTTCTTCGTAAGCAGACTTTAGGCAGTCTGTAAGGTTCAAATCTTCTATAGCAGCCACATTAATGAGGCATACAAGAACGTCACCAAGACCGTCAATAACGCCATTACGGTCGCCAGATTCCAGTGCATCTGATAACTCCTGCATTTCCTCCCAAGCCTTTTTTAATTGCGCTTTGGAAGTTGAGTTTTGAATGATTTGCCTTGCCTCAGACCAACGGATTACATTTAGTTCTGCAATGTTCCAGCTCATTTTTGTTCTCTCACTTTCATCATTGCGTCTGCAAAAGCATATGCAGAATCTTCAATCCATCCACTTTCACACCCGCCCATTTTTAAAATTTGATCTCGTAATTTTGGATTAGCAAGCAAGCCTTGCATAGCCTTAGCCGCAAAGTAATCCCGCAGCTCCATACCTTCTTCTCTATGTGTAGGGTATGCTTTCATATTTCCTCCTGTAACTATAAGTTAAGACAGCCTAATCTTGATGTCAAGCGTTATTTTCTAGTTGTAATTATTTAAATTTAGGGAATAGGCAAGCCAAAGAAGTGATACCCCACCTCTCCAGCCACTTTGGTAAAGTCTATGTAGTTAAGTCTTAAAGCTACTGCACCCGAAGGATTGCGTTCAATTTCCAGAGCGACGATTATCGGATCGCCTAGCCGCCAATATCACTTGTTTGCTCTGTTCCTGAAGTCCCCGCAATAAGGCTTCGCGCCGGCTTGCCAGTAAGCGCATTCGGTTCTCTTGGTAGCTTCCCCGAACATGGGAACATTGCTGACGCGACCAGTACGGTCTAATAAGCAGCTATAAGGTGGCGGCTGGTACTGATCTCCAGCATCGTTTTCGGATCACCCTAGCCTTGCAGAGCATTGGGGGGAGGGCTGCAACCCATTTCACCGATCCTTCCTTAACCTTTACGGTGTTTTAGCCGCATCAGTCTGCGGATTCGCCACCTTATAGCCGCCTAAACGCAAAAAAGCCCTTAAAGTCTTGGCTCTCGCGTGTGTCGGCACGTTTTCCCTCTGTTGGGAGGGGAGAACCAAAGCTTTAAGGGCTTTAGTTTTTTCTATGCCGACACATAGACGGTTCAAATATAACCGTAATGCGGCGGCTTGTAAAGTGTTGATACTCGCTGCGTCCGTTCTTTCTCGTCGCCAGTGGTGCGTTCTGGCTTCCCGGCATCCGCTTTCTCAACATAGATAGGCAAGTTGCACTCACCGACTGGCCGGTTGCACTATGCACCTGTCGCCCTATGGCTTGCCTATTTATCTTAAGACTGCAAAAAACGCCCCCCAACTAAGGGGGGCAAAGGTTCACGATAGGAGATCGCCCGATATGGGCAACCCTACTTTACTTCAGGCCACACAAATTTCCAATCCTCCGGGAATAATTTCTTTCTGCAAAGCTCACCGTTAGATTGCTTTTCTATCTCTGCGGCAAGAAACATCTTCTTATCAGCAGGCATACCGTATTTGCGCCAGCCACATACCGCAGGAGGCGAAATCCTTAGCTTTTTGGCTACAGCGGTCACACCGCCCAATAAATCAATAATCTGGCTATCTGTCATCATTAAGCTAGTTTAATAAATTTTCCTTGCCTTTGCAATTAAGTTCGCTTAATATCTTTTTGCCGCTTGGCATTTATCTAGGAGACTTTACTTATGGACGATCAAGCTAGAGCAATGCAGGAAATTGAAGAAAGACTTGAGGAAGTGTTGCGTAAAGTGAAACACTTGCTTACGGATGATGAAATTTCCCTACTTTATTGGGCTTGCGGCAAATCTAACTTATCTAAGGAAAACTAATCATGTATCTGACCGTATCTAAAACTCAAAAATCTGAATTTAAGCCTGTGCCTGCTGGCACTCATCTAGGACGTTTGTACCGCATTATTGATCTTGGAACCCAACAAGGCGAATGGCAAGGAAAGATTACTAACCAACATAAAGTTATCTTTTACTTCGAGCTGTTTGGTGAGGATGAAACCGGCGCACCATTGACCAAAGATGATGGAAAGCCGTTAATTATCACCAAGTATTACAACTTCTCGTTGGACGAGCGTTCAACATTCCGCAAACACCTGCAAAGCTGGCTCAAGATTAACTTCGAGACATTTAGCCCAGACGAAAAGTTTTACCTCAAAGATATTCTGGGTAAATACGCGATGATTAGCGTTAGCCAGTACAAGGGCAAAAACAACGAAATACGTTCTGGCTTGGACAGCCTAATGGCTGTGCCACAAATGATTATGAAAGGCGGTTTGCCTGAAGGCGTAAACGAGCTTTTCATGTTTGACCTAGAGAAGTTTGACTCAGATAAGTTTAATTCTTTATCTGAGGCAATCCGCAACATGATTTCTAGTTCTCCTGAGTATAGAAAAGCTGCACAGGGAAATGCTCCACAAAAACAAACCAACGACGGATTTGATGATGATCTGTCAGATGTGCCTTTCTAAGGAGAAATTATGAAATGTATTGAATGCAAATACTGGATTGACCAAGGCTACATGGGAAGCTGCAAGCGTTATCCAGTGACAGAAACTAAAGCAGCTCAAGATTGGTGCGGAGAATTCGTAGCCAAAGTTATCTTGAATCTTCCGGTTGTTACGCCAGAAGAACTAGCAGAGGCAGCTAAAGACGTTGAGAAGCGTCGTGGCAGGCCTCCAAAGGCTGAATCATGAGTCATTGGTATGCGCGTAACGGTGCGCCTAAATACACCGTCATAGGAGCTAATGGCAAGGAAAGGGCGACAACCCTACGCGATGCCAGAAAAATGAATTTAGTTCCGTCTGTGACTACCATTTTGTCCGTAGCCGCAAAACCCGGTCTAATCAACTGGATGCAAGAACAGGTTTTGTTAGCAGCTCTAACCTTGCCACGCAAAGAAGGCGAAGCTGAGGCTGACTGGCTAGACAGGGTTAAGGAGGATGGTAAAGCCCAAGCCAAAGCAGCAGCAGATCGCGGAACCGATATGCACAACCAGATAGAGGCTGTGTTTAAAGGCGGCACTGCTTCAGCGTTTGCTTATAAAGTCTATCACGCAATAAATACAGAATTTGGCGTTCAGGAATGGATTCCAGAAGAATCGTTCGCCAGTTCTTTAGGTTTTGGCGGCAAGGTAGACTTGCACAGCAAAAGCGGCATAGTTATCGATTACAAAACAAAAGAAAAGGTAGACGATAAAGTAACCGTATATGACGAACACGCTATGCAATTAGCCGCTTATCGCGTAGGCCTTGGCATTCCTTTTGCCAAATGTGCAAATGTTTTTGTGGATATGCCCGGCAACGTTAAGATCATTACTCACACCGAGAAAGAACTTACTAAAGCTTGGGAAATGTTTATGGCTTTGCTGTCTTTCTACCGTATCAAAAATGAAATCTAGGTTTTATGCCGGTTAGCAAATGCCATCCCCCGGCGCTAACCGGCTTTTTTATACCTGTCGCAAAAAAACAACAAAAATAATTAAAAATTCTTTGAGAAAAGTATTGACTCGCACTGTTAAGCTGGCTTAATCTACGCACATACCGCAACACATTGCGGCAAATTAAAAAGCGAGGAAAACATGTCATATCAAATGCACCTAAACAAAGGCGGCTCAGGATTTACCAGCATGACGGCCTGCGGCAGAAATTTACTTAGGACGCCAATGTCAGTTAAGTGGGAAGATTTTAAAAATGAGCCAGAAGAAAAAAGATGCGCTAAATGCCAAGCAAGCAAACAATTTGAAGTAAATACAAGAATGGATTTAAGAAAACAAGCAAATTAAATAAACCAACCCGGCGAAAGCCGGGTATTCCCCGACTTTACTAGGAGACATCATGCTCAGTCCGATACAAGCGCATCAGAAAGGTTTAGATGAAGGGATGGAAATTGCCCTCAAGATGATTAACGAGGCGCTTGGAACGCAGGCTAAAGATCTTGGGCAAGCCATAGCCCACATAGAAATCATGAACCGCAGGCTTAAATATCTGCGCGAAGATTACGACGCAATTCTTCAGGACATAAAACAGGAGAAGCGTTATGCCTAAGATGCTTGATGATATTTTGTGTGCGGTTTTGTTTGTAGCTGTCTTTATCTTTGCAGTTTTTATCTAGGAGAGCATATGCAACGGCAAGCCATCATCAAATGCCTTCAGCAAGGCTGGAAATCGCCCCTAGACGCGCTTAGAGAAGCAGGGACTATGAAACTAGCTACCCGCGTCGGAGAACTCCGTAGAAGCGGCTATGTTATCTTGGATAAATGGTCGCCCGACCGACGTTACAAGCTTTATAAACTTGTTAAGAAAGGCACAACATGACTCAGCAAACAAATAACGGATTGTCATTAAACGATCAATACATTTATTTGCCTTCTAGCACCGATGTGACTATCCGCTGGCGCAAATTACATAACTGGATACCACCGTCAGAAGATCCTAAATACCGAAAGAAATGGGCTGATTTCCGCAAATTAGTTGCCGCTGGAATAGAAAGCATAAAATGAAAAAACTACTTCTGTTGTTATTTTTTTACGCAAGCTTTTCTTATGCTGCTGACAAATGGCTAGAAATGCCTAATAACGCAGGAGGAAAAATTATTCTTTTGCAAAGCAATTGCGGAAGCTCAGAAAATGGAAAACTTATAATTGCCACAACTCCGCAAGGCAAAAATGTACATGGTTGTTGGTATTACTTTGCAGACATGATTCACGTTGCATGGAAAACAGGAGACACAAGCAGTTTTGATCCTAAAGACTTTACGTTTAAGGAAACCAAATGACAGCCCCCAACACACTTGTGCTTGCCTGCGGAGTTGTAGCCATAATAGCTTTAGGGATTCTGGGGCTATAACTATGTTTATAATGAACTTGGCGAAAGCAACTCAGTACTTTTATTAACCCATTGGTCTGTGGTCAAACTGAGTTGTGAGTAGCCTATTTTTTTGGGTGAGCTTTACCCATAGGCGTTTTCTCATGCTGTTTTAGTTCTTTTTCTAATTTGGCAATACGACGCATTTCTTCCTTGTGAACACTTTCGCGCTCAACAACGTAATGCTTCTCGCCCTTCTCTGACTTCTCGCCGCGCTCAATCTTAAAATTTGTCGCCATTTTTACGCTCCTTAAGGCATTGCTACCATTATCTTGTTGTAAAGTTCTTGCCGTTTCTCAAGACCAATAAAACCGCCGTTAATCTTTTTGGTCATTCCTTTTATATCGCCTTCGTCTGCAAATTTGGAAAGGTTATTTGTTTTCCAAAACCAGCCAGCAGACCTAGCCGCAGGCACAGGCTCAAGCAACAGGTCAGGATTGGCTACCAAATCAAGCCCCAAGGCTTCCCCGCAGCGTTTGTAATTATCCTTGCCTGTGAGCTGTTTTAAGCCCCTGCCCCTATATTTCCACCCTTCGCCAGTTTGAGGCGCTCCATTGCCCATTCTGGAGCTGTAAACCATGTTGGCGATTAGCTCAGGCTTTCCGGCTATTGAGTGAGCTACTTTGGTCGGTATAAGCGCACCCTTTTCGCCTTTTTTAGGCTTCTTATCTGGCCCTAGTTCCGCAAACCGATTAGGCCAACAAGCCGCCAGCGTAGCCGCCTTATATTTCAGATTTTCTTCCAGCATGGTATAGCCTGCCGACTCATGCGAAGTTTGAGCAAGAAACCCGGCTATGCGTTGCGGAGTATTAATCTCAAACTCTACGCAAGTCTCTACGATTGCTTGCAGCCATTTATCCGGGTCTTTTATCCTTGCAGCAACTAACAAAGGGCTGGACGGGTTCATTTCTCTATTTCCTTCATTTTCTTGTCAGTATCCTCTTGTGACTTGTTAGAAGAACCGTACCAGAAACGAATCAAGCTATTAACCGCCGTACCGATTAAGAAGCCAAGAATAATGTTGATAAAGTCTCGATTCTTGTTTTCTATGGGAGCAAAAGATACGGCAAAGAAATAAACAAAAGATGTAATAGTAATAAACCAGCCGTATAGATAAACATGTCGCCTCACTATAGGATCGTTTGAGTTCATAGCCGCCATTTGCATATCTGTAGCTCGCTGAGTAGATTTCTCATCAAGCTCTGCCATAAATTCCGCATGGCGGTTAGCTTCTTCTTGAAGCTTTGCGTTGTATTCAGGAGTAGCTTCGCCTTCTGGCTTTAGCTCTATGCCCAGCTTTTCCTGAACAGCATCTACGCCCTTTTCAATAACCTGATCTGCAACCTTGTGCATTCCGTTATTTATAAGGTTAGCAACAATACCAGCAACAATCGGAAGCATTATTCCCCCTGAATCATCAATAACATTTTTGCTCTAAGTTCACGCATTTTCTTTATTTCTTGCACAGCGACATTTGTTGCATTGTGCATATCAGCATAAGCCATGCCTAATAACGGTATTGCAACCACAAAAGTTAAAGCCATTATTGCAATACATAGGACAATAACGATTGGTATGTCTTGCTCATCCTTATTAGAATCAGAACGCCCCACATCCACAGCAGGACGAACAGAATTGCCCCAATCCATGCCCCCATTGCTTTTGCCCTGTTTATTGTTTTTCTGCGTCGCCATTGTGCAATTTGTGTTTTTCTAACCTCTGCTGCAAGGGCTTCATTCTGCTCAAGCACAATTGTTTGCCACATTGCTTCAAAGCGAGTCCACACATCCCCCAATTCACTAGGTGTATTCCACACCATTTCTTGACGCACTTCAGCCAGCATTGCATCAAGCTGAGTCCTAATTTTTACCCTGCGCAACGCCCTTCTAGCCAAAGACTCATTACCTTTATACAACTCCTTTGCAGAAGCTTCCTCGGCTATATAAGCCTTTACCATCTTGTCATACTCATCTACAAAATTGCCAAGGTGTTCCCAAATGTCATTTAAGACTTCATGCGGGTCAGCCTTGGCAATTTCTTGAACGCGCTTAACTTCTTCGTTGTATTGCTTCTTTTGCTCCGGAGTAGGATCTACAATCTTGTGATACTGAGCTTTTAAATCTTTTAAAACATCTGATACATCTCCAGCAGTCGATTTGATCTCTTTGTAGAGCTTAACGCCCTTTTTTGCCATATCAATAGCGGTTGTAGCCGCCTTGATTGCAAGACCAATACTGACCGGATCAAGCACATTAGTGTTTTGTAAATACGCTGGTTACATAACCAATAACTGAGCTAACAGTAGACAAAAAGACCATACCAAGCCACATACCGCCCTTGCCTCTGTTAGCCAGTTCCAGTAGTTGCTCTATGTTTTTTTCTAGCTTGTCTACCTTCTTATCTAGTGCGTCTACCTGCGCAACAAGCTGCCCATATTTGAACATATCCACATCTGACATTTCGCTCACCTTACGTTTTTTGAATGTAAGCTAAAGCGTAATACAACGGATTATTAGTTCCAACGCTAGTAACAACGCCAGAACTTGCAAAACCGCCAGTATTGCCAACGGAATAAGAGTTGCCTGCGCCGACGATAAACCTATCGCGCAAGTCAGGAGTGCCATTAGTGCCATCGCAGATCACATAACCAGAAGGAATAGCGCCAATAGCGCCTGACCACATAATGATTGCTCCAGTAGGGACAGGCGTAATAGACGGAGCCGAACCCAAAATTCCATATAGGTTGTCATACGTTGCAATAGTTACATTGTTGCTATCTGCAAGCAAAAATTTGTAGTTATAGCCTTCTGTAAGCCATATTTCTTGAGGCGGTCTAC